CGCTGGGCCGACGTGATCGTCGGTGACTACAACTATTACTTCGACCTCAGCGCCCTGCTCCACGGCCTGATGCAGGCCAACGAATGGCGCGTCGGCGTGTTGGTGGACGAAGCCCACAACCTGCTCGAACGCGCTCGCGGCATGTACAGTGCCGAGCTCGACCAGCGCATGTTCAGCGGGCTGGCCGGGCAGGCCCCGGCGCTGCTGGCGAAAGCGCTGCGCAGGGTCGGACGCTGCTGGAACGAGGTCCACCGCGAGCAACTGCACGATTACGCCGTACTGCCGGCGTTGCCCGCCAAGCTGCTGGCTGCGCTGCAGCAGTTGGTTGGAGAGGCCACCGAACTGCTCGGCGAAAAACCCGATGCACTGGGCATTGAACTGCGCGAGGCCTGTTTCTCGGCGATGCGCTTCTGCCGCATCGCCGAACTCTTCGGCGATCACTCGCTTATCGACTGCACACTGCTCGTTAAGGGCCAGCGTCGGGCGTCGCGCCTGTGCCTGCGCAATGTCGTTCCCGCCCCCTTCCTCGAGCCGCGCATAGCTCAGGCATGCTCGACCGTGCTGTTCTCGGCAACCCTGACACCAAGGCAGTTCTACCAGGACACGCTCGGTATCCCCGCCATGCACGCCTGGCTCGACGTCGAGCCACCGTTCCGCGGCGAGCAACTGGCGGTGCATCTCGCTCGCGATGTGTCCACGCGCTTTGCCGACCGCCAGGCCTCGCTCGACCCTATCGTCGAGCGCATGGCACGGCAGTACCGGGAACGACCGGGTAATTATCTGGCGTTTTTCAGCAGCTTCGATTACTTGCAGCAGGTCGCCGACCTGTTCTGCCAACGTCACGCCGACATTCCCTGCTGGCTGCAGACCCGACACATGGATGAGGCGGACCGCAGCGCCTTTCTCGAGCGCTTCACCGAAGACGGCCGCGGCATCGGCTTCGCCGTGCTCGGCGGCGCTTTCGCCGAAGGCATCGACCTGCCCGGCACTCGCCTGATCGGCGCGTTCATCGCCACCCTCGGCCTGCCGCAGGTGAACCCGGTCAACGAGCAGATCAGGGCGCGCATGCAAAAACGCTTCGGCGCCGGCTATGACTACGCCTACTTCTTCCCGGGCATGCAGAAGGTGATCCAAGCGGCCGGCCGAGTGATCCGCACGCCCGAAGATAGCGGCGTGATCCACCTGATCGACGACCGCTTCGCCCAAGCGAGAAGCCTGCGCCTGCTGCCGTCGTGGTGGCTGATCGATTGAATACGAACGCTGCGACAGCAACCGCGAACAGAGGAAGGCCGTCACGCCGACGAAATGACCGAATTGCGGAAACGATTCGGATCTTTGCGGAAATAGGTCTGCGCGCCTAAACGCTGAAACCCGCATGAATACTGGTGCCCGGAGCGGGGGTCGAACCCGCATATCCTTTCGGACGAGGGATTTTAAGTCTCTTTTTTAACGTTTAGCCAACCTTTACCAAAACTGGCGAACCCTTGTGTTTCGCGGCCTAGAGCCATAGTCTCGCTTTACCGAAGCACACCGGATTTTACAAAGCGTGATTGACCGGTGATTGACAGCGTGAACAAGGGATTCAAGGAATGGCAGCGGCGGACACTTCGTTTCAGTTCACCAAGACAGCACTGGCCAGCATCGCGCCGACCAGTAAGCGCGTCTGGTATCGGGACACTAAAACGCAAGGTCTGGCGCTCTGCGTCACGCCGGCCGGGAGCAAGACGTTTTATGTGATCCGCCGCGTGGCCGGCATGGGTCGCAAAGGGAATACCGAGTTTCTGCGCCTGGGCGCGTTTCCCGAGGATCTGACAGTCGAGCAAGCCCGAGCGGCCGCACGGCAAAAACTCCAAGTGCTCAATGCCGGCGAAAGCGTTCGAGCAGCCACCACCGCCAAGAAGGACGAATTTACTGTCGGTGACCTGTGGAAACTGTGGACCGCCGAACGATCTGTCGGGCCGAACCCTGACAAGCCGATCAAGCGGAGCTGGAAGAAAGACCAGCGTCTTTATGAATGCCATCTGAAAGACCGGGCGAGCCGCCGCGTTAGCGAGGTGACCTCAACGCTAGTCGGCAAGATTTTCCGCGACGTAACCGTGAACAGCGGACCGGTCGAAGCAAACCACCTTAAGCGGCTGGCGCGGGCGATCTGGAACCACGCAATCAAGCACCACGGGATGAACATCCGTAACCCGTGGACGACGATCAAGGACAACCAAGAGTCGCCACGCGAACAGTGGATCAAGCCTGACCAGATGCCGGCCCTGTTCAAGGCGATTGACGCAATCAACAACGAGGACGCGGCCGATATCTTCCGCCTGTGCCTGTTCACTGGTGCCCGATCCGGCAACGTGAAGGCGATGCGCTGGGATCAAGTGGATCTGAAGGCGAACGTCTGGACCATCGGCAGCGCGCACCACAAGAACAAGCGTGTGCATTCGATACCGTTGCCGCCGCCTGCCGTGGCAATCCTAAAGCGCCGTGTCGGAGTGAGTGCCGAGTGGGTTTTCCCATCCAACAGCAGCGCGGGCCACGTCACCAATATCTATGCGAGCTGGAAAGAGGCGTTGAAAGCGTTTGCGGCCGAAACGGGCGCGTCTGAGGTGCCGGACATTCGCATTCACGATTTGCGACACACAACCGCAAGCTGGCTGGTCGGGCAAGGCGTGAGCCTGCCCATGGTCGGCAAGCTATTGGGGCATACCACGACGGTGACAACCGCCCGCTATGCCCACCTGGCCACCGACCCGGTGCGCGAGGCGTTGGAGAAAATCACCGCTGCGATGGGCAGCACCACCAAGGAGCAATAGACGATGACCTTCACCAAGAACGGCCCGTTCCTGAATTACTACTTCGTGCAGAACATGCAGAACGAGCGTTACCCGTATGGCTGCTGCGGTCCGTTTGCAGACCAGGCCGAAGCGGAGCTGGCAATGGAGCGGATCGGCAAAACCTTCCCGTCTGCCGAGCTACGACTTGGCCAAGGCGGCATTGATCTTGATCGGGACGATTTGCTGGTCGAGGACCAGAACAAAGCACGCGAGAAGCTGGCTCAGCTCGCTGCATAATAGTTTTTGGCCAGCCTAGCCCGACGGGGCGAAAAGCGGATCACTCAACCGCCTGGCTGGCCATCTATCTGAGTGAGTGCCGGAGGGCATGAGATGGACAAGGTTTACAGGCTGATGAAATGGCTCAGTGCCGAGCAAGCCGTCGACTGGCTGCGCGAGTTAACCGCGACGCAAATCACGCCTACCGAGCTTGGCGCGCTTTGCAATGCCGGACATTGCGCCGTTTACGTGAGATGCCTAGGCGACAAAATCACGGATGAAGAGCATGGCGTGAACATCGAGCTAATGGGCGACGCCAAGGTTATCAGCCAAATTCAACTGGTTAGCGACCAGTTCCTGGGCGCACCTGTGTCATTCGATAGCACGGTCACTGTCAAATGCGACGCCTATGGTGTTTGGGGCTTCCAAGATACAGTTCCAGATTTTCAATTCGATCGAACCTTCTATCTCGGTCGCTCACGGCTACCCGTATTCAAGCCTGAAGACATCCAAGCGCTTGCAAACAAGCTCAACGGAGTCGAAACACCGAAAGAAAAGCCGCTCCATCCCAGCGAAAGGAAGAGCGCATCTCAAATAATTGCGGTTTTGGCAGCCATGGCAAAACTCAATTTGGCGGCGCCGTACAAAGCGGACGAAGCGTTACGAGCGGCAGCTGCGGTACATGGCTTGGAGCTTCCTGCGAGCCCTGAAACAGTTGTGAAATTCCTGAAAACAGCCGCCACAGCAGGCGCATAGTGCGACCCCAGTGCATCCTATTGGGGGCCTGCTTAATCCCAATAGGACCGAAAGCGCTTCGCTTTTTCGACCATTGCCTCGTCACTTCTGACCCGACGAGGCAATACTCATGCACACCACCATTGAGGCCATCAAGGCCGATATCGCTGCCGCCCTTGGCTACGATCCGAAGAACCCGCCTGTTCAAGTAGACGACAAGCAAGCCGCCGCTGCCCTGGGCATCAAGGCTTCTACCTTGTCCGTCTGGCGCTCGACCGGGCGCTATAACCTCCCGTACATGAAAGTCGGCCGGCTCGTCCGCTACCGGCTTAGCGATCTTGCCGAGTTCCTGGCGCGCCGCACCTCTGAGCACACGGGGGAGGCGGCATGAGTCCAATCGACAACATCCTGTCCCGTCTCGACAAGGTGAAGCCGAACGGTGCCAGCAAGTGGCTTGCCTGCTGCCCGGCTCACGATGACAAAAACCCCAGCCTAAGCATCAAGGAAGCAGACAACGGCACGGTGCTGCTGAAGTGCTGGGCCGGCTGTAGCGCCGCAGAGATCACCGGAGCGGTCGGGCTGGAATTACGCGACCTGTTCGCTGGCGATAAGCCGCGCTCTAACCAGCCGAGCCGAGCAGCGCGCCAGTTCGAGGCGATGGTTATCACAGTTGCGGTTGAGCAGATGCGTCTAGGCAAGCAACTGTCCGCCGAGGACCAAGAGCGGCTAGAGCTGGCCAAGCGCCGGTTGGGGGTCGCGTAATGGCCGCAGCAATCGAGATTCTGAAGAAGGAATGGGCGGAAGCTGCCGCCAAGGACGCCTGGCGGGCGAATGCCATTCAGGCTACGAGCATCACGCCAACCGCAATTCACTGGGCCTGGCCGGGCTGGCTGGCGCTGGGCAAGCTGACCATTCTTGCCGGCGCCGGGGGAACTGGCAAAACCACGCTGACGATTGGCCTCGCGGCAACCATCACGAGCGGGGGCCGCTGGCCAGATGGCGAACCCTGCCGTGAGCGACGCAGCGTTGTTATCTGGTCGAGCGAGGATGACGCGTCCGACACGATTGTTCCGCGCCTGATGGCGTCCGGTGCCGATCTTCGAAAGGTGTACATCCTGCAAGGCCGCGTCAACGGACTAGGGGAAACCCAGCCATTCGACCCGGCCAAGGATATCGACCTGCTGGCCGCTGAAATGGAACGAATCGGTGACGTGGGGCTGATTATGATTGACCCCATCGTGTCCGCCGTCTCTGGTGATATGCACCGCGCCAATGACGTGCGCCGGGCGCTGCAAGGTCTGGTCGATCTTGCTGAGCAACATGACTGCGCGGTGCTGGGCATCACTCACTTTTCAAAAGGCTCAGCGGACAAGAACCCGGCCGAACGGGTGCTTGGGTCGCAAGCTTTTGGAGCGCTGGCGCGTACGGTGCTGGTGGCGGCGAAAAAAGAAGACTCCGAACTGCGTGTGCTGGCACGAGCGAAGTCGAATATCGCGGTGGACGACGGCGGGTGCTCTTACACCATCGAGGAATGCACGGTCGGCAGTGGGATCACAACCACCCGCGTTCTATGGGGCGGCAAGATCGAAGGCACCGCCCGCGAGATTCTGGCGGACGTTGAGTCACAGAATCAGGACGAGCGCCGCACCGAGCTGGACGAGGCCTGCGACTTCCTGCGCGACGTTCTTGCGCTTGGTCCGGTGCCCACGACCCAAATCCAAAAAGACGCTGCTGGAAACGGGCTGACATGGGCTACGGTTCGTCGGGCACAAAAGACCATCGGCGTGATTGCCAAAAAAGACGGGGAGCACTTCGGGGGCGCAAAAAACTCTTGGGCCTGGAGGCTTCCCGTTGAAGGTGCTCAAAATCGCCTGAAGGTGCTCACAGAAAACAATGAGCATCTTCAGCAAAACGTGAGCACCTTCAGCGATTCGTCCGACTTCGATGACGACGACGCGGAGGCTTTCTAATGGCCGCTATCGACTATCTCCGTGCCCACGGCTTCAGCGCCAAGGTGAAGGGCAACCGCCTGATCGTCTCGCCATCGAGCAAGCTGACACCCGACATTCGCCATTACATCAAGCTTCATCGTCTGGAACTGCTGGCAGAGGTCGCAGCGAATGACGGCGAATCGCGCCGCGGTCACTGGACCATTGTCGTTGCCGGGCATCGGCCTTTTACGATGATCTGCCAGCCAATAACCCATGCCGAAGCGCTGGCAGACGCCCGCAAACGATGGCCCAACGCAACCGTGCAATGACCCACAACCCCGCCACCGAGCGGGGTTTTTTGTGCCCGTTACACCGTCGCGGCATTCCTTGTCAACAGTTGTTGATGCATGTAAACTAAGATTGCATGTCATCCAACTTTACAGGTACGCCGAATGAAGATTTCCGCCCTACGCGAGCAGCGCTCCGCCAAGGTCGCCGCCATGAAAACCCTGGTAGATGCCGCAGCCGCTGAAGGCCGCGATCTGTCTGCCGACGAAACCAAGCAGTTCGAGAGCCTGAAGGCTGAAGAACGCGCCCTGTCCGCTCAGGTTGAGCGTGCCGAGTACCTGGGCGAAGTAGAACGCCGCGCCGCTGGCACTCCGGTATCGGGCGCACCCTCTGCCGACTTCGACCGCCTGGCCGGTTCCGTGAGCGTCACCAAGGTGATTCGCTGCCAGATGGAAGGCCGCTCCCTGGACGGTGCCGAGGCCGAATATGCCCGCGAAGCTGAACGCCGCAGTGGCCGCAAAGCCGAGGGCGCATTCGTACCCTTCGCCAGCCTGGAGAAGCGCGCCAACACCACCGCGACCGCGCCCGAGCTGGTAGGCACTGACCACCGCGCTGACCAGTACATCGGCCCGCTGCGTGAGGCTCTGCTGGCTCGCTCGCTGGGCATCCGCGTCCTGTCCGGCCTGCGTGGCAACGTCGCCATTCCGAAGTTCGGCAGCGGCCTCGAAACCGGCTGGGTCACCGAAGGTCAGGCAGTACCAGAAGGTCAGATGGCTTTCGACCAGGTGACGCTGACCCCGAAGCACGTCGGCGGCAAAACCGAAATGAGCCGCCAGCTGATTCAGCAGTCCGCGCCCGGCATCGAACAGCTTGTGCGTGAGGATCTGTCCGCCCTGATCGCCAAGCAGATCGACGCCGCGATCATCAACGGTTCGGGCCTCCTGGGGCAGCCGCTGGGCATCCTGAACACTCCTGGCATCCAAGCCGCGGGCGACGTTCCGACCACTTGGGCCGGCGTTCTGGCGATGCTCGAAAAGCTGGATGACGTGAATATCAGCAATGGCCGCTGGCTGACTACTGCCGCCATCCGCACCGCCCTGGCGGCTGCTGAGAAGGTCGCCGGTTCCGGTTCGGGCTTCTTGTATGACGGCGGCGCTATGGCTGGCCTGGCCCTGTCCACCAGCAAGAGCGTGCCGGCTGGCAAGCTGATCCTGGGCGACTTCTCGCAAGTCATGCTTGGCGTCTGGAGCGAGATCGACATTCTTGCCAATGCTTGGGCTGAGCCGGCCTACAGCCGTGGTGGCATTCAGGTTCGCGCTATGGCCACCGTCGATACCGCCGTGCGCCATCCGCAAGGCTTCGTTGTAGCGACCGAGGTCTAAGCAATGGAACGGCGCGCAAGCAATGGGCTGAAGCCAGACGGACGCAAGCTGACCGGCTATGCCGCTCGGTTCAACTCTGAGACGGACCTGGGCGAGTTTGTGGAAGTCATCCGCCCCGGTGCCTTCACCCGGACGCTTGCCGCCGCTTCTGCTGGAAACATCCGGGCGATTTACGAGCATGACGGCAAGTCGCTGCTCGGTCGCCTGGGTGCCGGCACTCTGCGACTCACCGAAGATTCCGAAGGCCTGGCGTTCGAGCTGGACCTTCCCGACACCACCCTTGGCCGCGATCTGGCCGAGCTGGTGAAGCGTGGCGACGTGGCCGGCTGTTCGTTCGGGTTTCTGCCCGTCCGTGACACCTGGGCCGAAGGCGCGAAGCCCGTCCGCGAATTGCGCGACGTGGATCTGTTCGAGATCACCATCACGGCCAACCCGGCCTATGACGCGACGAGTGTTCAAGTCCGGTCGAAGCTGCCGCGCTCGATTCGCCTGGCCCGTAAATACCTGGAGGCCATCGAATGAGCCTGATTCAACGCCTGTTCAAACGATCCAGCCCCGAGCCGACGACCCCGGCTTATGACACCTATTACGACCGCCTGACGGGCTTTCCTGGCGTGGCTGGCGTGGACGTGAACACAACCACCGCCGAAGGCATCAGCGCCGTCTATGCCTGCGTGGCGGCTATCAGTGAGACGGTGGGCAGCCTGCCGCTCGACGTGTACCGCAACACCGACAACGGACGCGAGAAGGCGAAAACCCATCCGCTCTATCGCCTGCTGCACGATGCGCCGAACAACTACCAGACCGCCCTGGAGTTCCGCGAGCAGATGCAGCGTCATGTTCTGCTGCGTGGTAATGCCTATGCGGAAATCGTGTGGAACCCGAACGGTTCGGTCAAAGCCCTGCTGCCGATGCACCCCGATAGCGTGACCGTGCTTCGTTCGAGCCTGGGCAATCTGGTCTATGAGCACGTTGACGGAAAAGGCAATCAGCGCCGTCTGCTGGCTGACGAGGTTCTGCACCTGCGTTACCACTCGGACGATGGGATTCTCGGACGCTCACCGATTCAGGTAGCCCGCGACACCATCGGCCTGGCCCTGGCAGAGCGCACCCACGGCGCCAAGATGTTCGAGCAGGGCACCAAGCTATCGGGCGTCATCGAGACACCACCCGGTACCACCAAAGAGCAGGCAGGCCAGATCCGCGATAGCTGGGCTGCTGGTCAATCCGGTATCGCCAACCACGGCAAGACCGCCGTGCTGCCACAAGGCGCGACGTTCAAGACCGTGAGCATGACGCTTGAGGATGCCGAGTGGATCGAAGCCCGGCGCCTGTCCATTGTCGAGACTGCCCGCCTGTTCCGCGTACCACCCGTGATGATTGGCGATATGGAAGCAGCGAACTACAGCAACGTGGTGGAGCTGGCCCGCTTCTTCGTGACCAACACCCTGCGCCGCCACCTGGTCATGTGGGAGCAGGCGATCAACCGGGCGTGCATCACGAACCCCGCGTTCTTCGTTGAACACAACGTTGAAGGTCTGCTGCGTGGCGACAGCCTGGCCCGTGCGAACTTCTATCAGCGCGGCATCGAGGATGGATGGATGCTCCGTTCCGAGGTGCGCCGCATCGAGAACCTGCCCGCCATCGACGGACTGGACGAGCAAGTTAACGAGCAAGTTAACGAGGTTAACGCATGAAGAAGCGCCGGACGTTAAGTCTTAACAGCACCGCCTGGAAGCGTCTTCGCGCTCAGGTACTCGCTGAGGAACCGCTGTGCCGTATGTGCAAGGCGCGTGGCCTGGTAGTGCCTGCAACGGACGTGGATCACATCGAGGACAGCCGCGACGACTACAGCGACGACAACAGCCGGGAGAATCTGGCCAGCCTTTGTCATCAATGTCACTCGCTCAAGACAGCCGCGTCGATGGACAAGAGCATCTATCTCGGCTGCGACGTGAAAGGCAATCCGCTCGATCCAAATCATCCGTGGAATCGAGAACAAAAATCACCAGCAACCGGCGCAGACAAGACCGCCCGGTCCCTGCTCTTTTATCGCTAAGTGCCATGAAAACCACCCCACGCCGCCCCCGCTCAGACAGCGCCAGAGCCGCCATAGCAGCCGCTCAGGCCGTTGCGCTTGGCCCTATAGCGCCGCCTGCGTTTGTGCGCGTAGGCAAGCAGGCAAGGCCGTTCTGGGACGCCATCGTGACCGCCCGCCCGCGTGACACCTGGACCGATGCTGACCTGATCCTGGCCGGGAGCCTGGCCCGCGCCTATGCCGACATCGAGGCGCTGCAAGATGCGATCGACCGTGACGGGCTGCTGGTGGACGGCAAGCCGAACCCGGCCTGTGACCTGCTGGACAAGATGAGCCGCCGCGCCCTGGCAACTGGCCGGCAGCTTAAGGTGGACACCATCGCCACCGTGGGCAAGGCGCAGAACATCCCGAAAGGTGCCGCCCTGGAGCGTGACGCCCGCGCTCAGCTCGACGATGACCTGATCCCAACCCAGGCGACGATGCAATGAGCCGCGCCGACAAGATCATTCAGTTCTGCGAAAAGTACCTGGTAGTGCCGGAAGGCGCCGACGTGGGCAAGCCGCTGGTACTGGCTGAGTTTCAGAAACAGTTCATCCGCGACGTGTACGACAACCCCCACGGCACCCGGCGCGCTATCTTGAGCATCGCCAGGAAGTGCGGAAAATCCGGGCTGACTGCCGGCCTGATCCTGGCTCACCTTGTCGGGCCGGAAGCCAAGCAGAACAGCCAACTGGTATCGGGCGCCATGAGCCGTGACCAGGCCGCGCTGGTGTTCCGCCTCGCATCGCAGATGGTCATGCAGTCGCCGGCCTTGTCGAAGATCGTCCGCATCGTGCCGAGTGGTAAGCGCCTGATCGGCCTGCCGCTGAATACCGAGTTTCGCGCCCTGGCCGCAGACGGCAAGACAGCTCACGGACTTAGCCCTGCGCTGATTGTTGGGGACGAATGGGGGCAGGTCCGCGGCCCGCAGTCTGATTTTATCGACGCCTTGCTGACAGCGCAGGGAGCACATTCGGACCCGCTGCAAATCATCATCAGCACGCAAGCGGCATCCGACGCGGATTGGCTTTCGATCCAACTGGACGACGCCAAGCGCTCGAAAGATCCGCGCATCGTCTGCCACCTGTACACCGCGCCGAAGGGCTGCGACCTGCTAGACGAAGATGCCTGGAAAGCCGCTAACCCGGCGCTGGGCCTGTTCCGCTCCGAGGACGATCTACGCGAGCAGATGCAGCAAGCGGCGCGGATGCCGTCTATGTCCAACACCGCCCGGAACCTGCTGCTGAATCAGCGTGTGAGCCTGGACAGCCCGTTCATATCGCCTGACGTGTGGGCAGCTTGTGGCGCCGAGCCTGAGCCGTTCGACGGTCCCGTATATGCCGGCCTCGACTTGTCCGCCCGTACCGACCTTACCGCCCTGGTGCTGATCGGCAAGGCCGCTGGCGTCTGGCAGGTTCGCCCGTATTTCTGGGCACCGAGCCAAGGATTGTTGGAACGCGCCAAGAAAGATAGATCGCCTTACGACCAGTGGGCCGCCGAAGGCTATCTGCGCACGACACCCGGCGCGACGGTGGACTATGAGTTCGTGGCCGCAGAGATGGCCGAGATCCTGGCGGGCGTGGACATTCAGGCAGTCGCCTTCGACCGCTGGCGGATGGACATATTCAAGAAAGAACTGGAACGCCTGGGCCTCGACTTGCCGCTAGTGCCGCACGGCCAAGGTTTCCGAGACATGAGCGTGTCACTCGACGCCCTGGAAGCCGAGCTGCTGAACGGACGCCTCGCCCACGGCAACCACCCGGTGCTGTCCATGTGTGCCGCGAATGCCGTCGCCACCAAAGACCCAGCCGGGGGGCGCAAATTGGACAAGTCCCGCCGCACGGGCCGAATCGACGGCCTGCAAGCCCTAGCAATGGCAATGGGCGCCGCCCAAGCCGCAGCCGCCCCCATTGAAATTGATACCGAGGTGTTCTTCGTATGATTACCGTGGCCGAAGCCAAGCAGCATCTGCGCGTTATGCACGCCCTGGAAGACGGGCTGATTCAGTTGTACCTGGACGCCGCCACCCGGCACGTTGAGGAATATCTGGGCGACGATCTGCCCGACCCGATGCCGGAACCCATTCAAGCCGCCGTCCTGCTGCTGACCGCTGACCTGTACATCAACCGCGAGCGCCAAGGCGACCGGATCTTGCACGAGGGCACGGCCTACGCGCTGCTGCTGGCCCCTTATCGTTCTATGGCGGTGCTGTGATGAGAATCGGACGCCGCCGCCACCCGCTGGAACTTCAAAAGCTCACCCGCGTTTCGGATGGCATGGGGGGCTGGCAAGAAGGCTGGTCTACCGTCGCCACCGAATGGGCCGCAGTTGATAGCGTATCGGGCGATGAATATTTTTCCGCCGCTCAGTTGCAGACCTTGCTTAGCGCGAAGGTGACGATGCCGTACCGGGCCGACCTGACGACCGAATGGCGTCTGATCTACCACGGCAAGCAGTACAACGTGAAAGCCATCCTGCCGAACAACGATATGTCCGAGATGACCCTGCTTTGTGAGGTCACGAAACTCTGA